CAGGGTGCTATGGAGGCATACAGTGGCTTTAAGGAGGAGAATCCTGAGCTTGCAGGAAACATAGAGGCCGTAGGAAACATTGCATCGGTTATTCCTGGTGTCGGTGTTGCCGGAAAGGGCGCACAGCTCGGTGCTAAGGCCGCTAAGGAAGGTGTAGAGACGGTTGTTGAACAAGCACCAAAGGTAGCTGCAAGGGCTGGAGAAATGGTCTCTGACGCTATGGCCCCGGCTGCTGCTAAGTTTGCGCCAAACCTCGCAGATGAAGCTATGGATACGGTGGTTATTGGCCCTCAAGGAAAGAAGAAGACTATCGCTGGACTTGAACGTTCGGGTGCTCCTGGTGGCTATGCTCCTGATGAGAGCTTCCTTGGAAGACTTGCGGGTGCTGATAAGTACGTTCCTACACCAAGAGATTATGAGATTGCAGAGTCAGTGAAGGGTGTTGTTAGGAAATCCAACCCACCTTCAAAGAACATCGCAAACATAAACAATAAGATTGCCGAAGTATCTGAGACTGTAGTACGTCCTGCTCTTCGTGCTAATCCTATGCCGTTCAACACGGCAACTTACGCGAACAGACTCAAGCAGGTAGAAATGCCAGACTTCATTAAGTCAGATAAATCTCTCGCACGTACTTACGACATCGTGAGGGACCGCTTCATTGAGGTAGCTAAACGACACCCGAAAACAAAGGAAGGACTCTGGGACGCTCGTAAGGAGATTGACCAGGTAATCGAGCAGCAGTTTGGCGCGGCAGGATTCAACCCTGACAAGTATTCGGCACTTCAGAAAGCAATCCTGGATATGCGCCGTGCAACAAACGAGTTCATCGCAGAAGGTGTACCAGATAATGCATTCCAAACTGGTATGCGTGATATGTCCAATATGTACTCAGCACGCCACAACATCGCGCTCGACAACTACGCGATACAGAACAAGGACTGGCTTACAAAGTTTGCAGCAAACAATCCTAAGAAGTGGGCCGCCATGAAAGCAGCAGGACTGGCCGGTACACTCGGCGGGGGTGCTATGTTCCTGACCGACTAGTTTTGAAATGACTAACCACGAATGGAGAGGCAGCAATCGCTAGAAGGAATAGGACAAGGAATGTCATATAGACACAACAAACCACATGCCACCTACCCAGTCAAGGAAATATAGGTCTATAGCGAAGCAGCGTGGTTCTGTTTCTTCGACATTTTCTCCGCGAAACTCACAAGACAACGGGGACTTCAGCGAGGCTTTTGCCCTTCTAAGGGAGGAAGAGGGGCTACGAACCGAGGCATACCAGGACCAGACCGGAAAGTGGACTATAGGTTTCGGCAATACCATGATTAACGGACGACCCGTGAAGCCTGGAGACCGCATAACAGAGCAACAGGCAGAGCAGATGATGCAGGACTCGGTAAAGAACCAATACTCTTCGTTCAAGAACAAGGTACAACGACCTCTCACACCTTCTCAGACGGCTGCATTAACCAGCTTCGAGTACAACCTTGGTTCCGGCATATGGAATCAGGCTACTGACGTTATAGAAAGCATAAACTCTGGCGACTTTGACACCGCCGGACAGCTCATGCAGGCGTACAACAAGTCAAAAGACCCAAGCTCAGGCCAGCTCAAGGTAAATCCTGTACTCGCAAGGCGTAGGGAACGCGAGGCGGGACTCTTGCAGGGCACGCCTTCGTATGGTGGCACGTTCGCTCAAGCCACTCCAACTGAAGGACGCAAGTACCAGTCCATTGCAAAGAGTCGTCTATCAACAGCACCCGCATATTCATAAACGCTACAATACTTCCATGCGAAACTCTCCTGAACTAGAACAGCTACGCCGCGACAAGATGATTGCGAAGGCTACTGCCGACCTCATCCGCATGCACGACGGTATGAACTCCTCAGTAGAGGAGGTTCGTCGCATGGTTGCCCAGTATCTTGCGGAAGCACAGCGTATTCAGAGACTTCCCAAAGGAGATAAGGGAGACCGTGGCGAGCGTGGACTTCTTGGACCTGAAGGACGCCCTGGAAAGGACGGGAAAGACGGCAAGGATGGTTTCCTGCCCGTTAAAGGAAAAGACTACCTCACAAAAGGAGACGAGGATTTGCTGGTACTTCGCGTGCTCGCACGAATCAAGACCCCAAAGGACGGCGAGACACCAGTTGTTAACTACGACAAGATAATCGAAGAGGCCGTAGAGAAGCTAAAGTCTGACAAGAAGCTCAACTGGCGCGACATTGAAGGCCTTGAGAATGAACTTTCTTCGTACCGCAACCAAATGGCCCGTAAGCAGGCTGGACAGCATGGAGGTGGAGATACGGTTGTTGCTGGTACAAACGTTACTATTACGGCACTTCCGAATGGTACTAAAGAGATTAGTGCTACTGGAGGTACTTCACCACTCACCACAAAGGGAGACCTCTACGGATTCTCTACGGTAGACGCTCGTATCCCTGTAGGTGCAAACGGGACAGTCCTTACTGCTGATTCTGGTGAAGCTCTCGGTGTTAAATGGGCAGCAGTATCAGGAACAGGAGACGTAGTAGGCCCTGCATCCTCTACAGACAACGCTATTGCTCGATACGACCTCACCACAGGCAAAATCATACAGAACTCAGGCATAACCCTGAGCGACACGAACATTCTTGGTACAGCTAGCGGCGCATTAGGAATTACCCCTGCTGCTGGCTCTAACCTGAACGTCTCTCTTTCAGGCGCAGGAGACTTTGCTGTAAATACAAATCAGCTCTATGTAGATACCTCAACAGGCAATGTCGGTATTGGTACTGCAGTTCCCGGATCTAAGCTCCACGTGAGTGGCGGTGGAGTAATCGTGAACACGGTAGGCGGTGCTGGAACGTCTATTGGTAGACACATTAATCTCGGTTCCGTTACTACCCCAACAGACTGGAGGCCATACACTGGCTCCACCGCAGCAGCTATTCAGATGGAGAATAGTGCCACAGAGGGATTCCTGTTGGTTCCAACTGTGGGTGCTGCAGTGCCAAGAACACAGTTCATCACCACAGGAGGGTTTGAGATTCAGGTAGGGGCAACTATTGGAAGCTCTGGTACGAACGCGCTTCAAATATTGTCTTCGGGCAACGTCGGTATTGGCGAGACTGCACCAAGCGAGAGACTCGTTGTTGCGGGCCAAGGAACGGGCCGCATGCTTGTGGGCGATGTTGGGTTCGGTGACGGCTACACCGCCCTCTCAGTGAATGGCGTACTTTCCTCTACGAACTACAATCTCCTCGGTTCTCCCGGTCAAGCGCATCTATGGATAAATCGTGCCTCAGGAGGGAATATTCATTTCCGTGAAGCGAACGTAGATCAAGTGACTATTCTTTCGGGCGGCAACGTCGGTATTGGTACCACTAATCCTCTTGCGAAACTTGATGTTGCAAGCGGTGCAATATTCCTCTCAAACTCCTATTACGCAGGGGCTCTTCCCGCTGTTTCAGTAACGCCACTTACGGGAGAAATTAGAGGCGGGGAGAATGCGGCTTCTTCATACGGTTTCCTTCGACTTTCTGCGGGTAGTACCGTGGGTGAACAATCGGCAATCGATATTGTGGGATACAACAGCCTTGCGACTGATGCTCAGCTCATACGCTTAATAACTAGTGGCAACGAACGTATGCGCGTTACTCAATCGGGCAACGTCGGTATTGGTACTACTGCTCCTGGCGGCTCTCTCGACGTTCGTAATGCAAACAGCGTGAGTACAGCCCTTCAGGTGGGTGGTGGTACGGTTGGTACTTTCCTAACAATGCACGGTAGCGCGTCCGCAGGAGGTTTGTCCTCAATTTATACGAACTATTTCAGTAGTGAAGGTGACCTTGTTCTGGGCACGTGGACCAATAGAGCAAACCAGCTCTATCTCAAGAGTAACGGTAACGTCGGTATTGGGGTGACGAATCCCGCATCAAAACTAACGGTACACGTTGCGACTGATGCAAACTTCCACGTAGGTACTGATGGTACGGAACTTATTTTTGGAGCATACAACGATGCAGTCAGTGCGTATGCACCAATGCAGATGTATGCGTCAGAGTTCAATCTTATGTCGGGCAACGTTGGTATTGGTACCACAACACCGAGCGGCAAGCTCGATGTTCGGGATGGAAACTTTGTACTCACCGATGCAGATGTTGCGCACGGGGTAACGGACTTTGGAGATTCAACAAGTGCCTATGCTAGATTGTCTCCTCTCAGTGGAACCGCCGGAGGTCTTGGTATGTGGACGTGGTCTGATACGGGAACCGATAGTGCTTATAGATTAATGTCTATTTTAGGAAGTGCTGACCCGACAGATACCGTACCTGCTATAGACCTTAGAGGATATAAGAAGAACGGTGGAGACATCCAGGCGCTCGGGTCGTTAGAGACCGTGTTGCAGATCAGTAACGCTGCTACACCAGCTCTGACTGTCTTGGGTAGCGGCAACGTCGGTATTGGTACGACCTCTCCTTCTGCTCTCCTAACACTCGGAACCGCAGGAACAACAGCAGGAACACTCTCCCTTGCAGGGGGAACATCAGGTGTAATAACCCTGCAAACAGCCGCAGCAGCAGGAACCTACACCCTCACTCTTCCTACTACTGACGGAAATGCTAGTGAGTTCCTACAGACAGACGGTTCTGGTGTGCTTACATGGGCCGTTCCCGCAGGGACAGGAGCTAATACCGCGCTCTCAAACCTTGCAAGTGTCGCAATCAACACCTCTCTTGTCTCTGATACAGACAATACGGACGACCTTGGCTCGTCAGGTGTTGGCTGGCGCACTGGGTACTTTGCAACAAGCGTATACACCCCTATCGTTCGTGCACAGGGTTCAGGCGGTGTTGAAATCAAAAACTCTTCTGGTACAGACACAATTATTACAGGAGCAGGAGGCGGAACAGGTACGTCTATCGTAGGTACTACAAATATTGCCTCATCTTCAGCAGACTACCATCAAGTGGCGGGTGGTACGGGAACCATAACGGATACTGCCACAGGTTCTTCCACAGACATCAACATCAACCTAGTGCCAAAAGGTACAGGAAGACTTCAGGCTGCCGGTGTAAACGTACCAACCGTATCCTCTACAGATACAATCACAAATAAGCGAAATACACGCCGTCTCACGACCACAAACGCCCCAGGAGCAACCCCTACGACCAATACGGATAACGTAGACATAATGAACTTCACGGGCCTCAACACCGCGATTACGAGCATGACAACTAACCTCTCTGGTACGCCAGTTGACGGAGACTTGGTTGAGTTCCGGTTCACAGACAATGGTACAGCTCGTGCGATAACGTGGGGTGCTTCATTCGGTGCAACAACAGTAGCTCTTCCGACAACAACGGTCATTAGCACGATGCTTCGTGTCCTCTTCGAGTGGAACGGAAGCATCTGGCAATGTGTCGCAGTCGCATAAATTATGGCTATTCCGACCCCCATCTCATTCTGGAACTTTGACGCATCAAGCGGAAACGCTGCTGATGCTTTGGGCGTAAATACGCTCACTAACAACAACACGACACCATACGTTGCTGGTCTAATCGGCAACGCTGCTGACCTCGAACGGGGAAGCTCTCAGTCTTTCTCCATCACTGATGGTGCACAGACAGGACTCGATTTCTCTGGGGATATGAGCGTTGCTGCTTGGGTGAACATTGAGTCAACTAACGATACAAGCTGCATTGTTGCAAAAACGAACGGAGACTCTGCACGTTCCTACATCTTCCGCATCCTTGGTTCAGGAGACGGTACGGTTCTGAACGTAGAAATCTACGGAGACGGTACGACTTCCAACCGTCGTGGCGCGAACTCAAACGCCGCTTTCATTGGTGGGGGGGAGACAGGAACATGGGTTCACATGGCCGCTACCTTCGATGTCGATACGGGGGCAGTCGTGCTCTACAAGAACGGCTCTTCGTTCGCAAGTACTGCAAGCAATGCGGGAACCGTGGCTAGTATCTACAACTCAACAAACGCGTTTCAGGCTGGGGCAGCTAACTACTTGGGTACGCCAGAGCAGTTCTACGATGGCAAATTGGACATGCTCGGAGTATGGAACGTGACCCTGACAGCAGGGCAGGTTTCAGAGCTTTACAACGCTGGTGCTGGTATCCAGTACCCGTTCGCGTCAGCAGTTAATAGCGGTTTCTTCCGCGCAGCTTTAATGTAAATACTATGGAACCAACATACACAAAAACAGAAGACGGGAAACTACAGATTACAGAGACTAAGGAGGTTGTTAAGGAGGCTTCTTTGGAGGAGTTGAAGAATAGGAAGGAGTTTTATTTGCGCGAGATTGCGTCCTATGAAGGTGCGCTTGCTGAGGTAGAGGTTCTTCTTACTGAGGCTGGAAAGCTTGGGGTTGTTGAGAAGGTAGAGGAGATTAGGGAAGTAGTTGAGGAGATTCCTGTCGAGATTTCTCCGGAGAAAATTGACGAACCCGTAGAAAGTGCGATAGTCGCTGAATGAACATGGATGAGGTAGAAAAGCGACTAGAAAAGCGATTGGACGCTCAAAGTTCCGACCTAAAGGAACACATGAGTCTCATCATCGAGCCTATTCGCATACAAACGACCAAAACCAATGGTAGGGTATCTATTATGGAGAAAATGGTGTGGATGGCTGCCGGGGCCGTTGTTATTCTTACTCCTTTCACCTACTACATCGCAACGGAAGTGGGGCAACTAAAGGATTCTGTGCGTGAAGAAACCCGCCAGGCAGTAGATGAAGCATTTGATGCAAGAATAGAGAAACTAGAAGTAGCAAAATAACTATGCCTGCAATACCTCCTAAGAAGAAAGTAAACATCACGGTAAAGAAGCGTCCTAAGTTCAAGCCCCGCGATAGGAAAAGGGGAAACCAGTATGTCTAAACTAGAACTGTACGAGCCATTCACTAGAAACCTCATAACCCAGGGTTTCGCAGAGAATGCCGCGACCTACTACAAAGACAACGGACTCATAGGACACCCCGCGATAGACTATGGTGTTACATGTGGAACACCAATACGTAACTGTATAGACGGAGCTTTTGTGTACTCACTTCTCAACCGAGAGAACCCAGACCTAACAAAGTACCGCGCAGTTCTTACACTCAAAGAAGTAGACGGAATCGTATACGAGTACATATACGGCCACATGGACCGTATAGACGTGTCTCCGGGGCAAATACTGCCTCTGGGAGCTATCCTAGGAACATCGGGCAATACGGGGGAAGTCTGGTCTAATGGGGTGAAAGTAACAAAGCATCGTCCTGGCTGTCCTGGCGGCCACCTTCACGCGCAGCTCCGTACCTGTAAGAAAGTAAAGAAGACCACGAAGGGGAAACAGTATCTTGTTAACGGCTTGGGAATCTACAAGTGGGACGGATACTACCTGGAGATTCTTGACTTTAAGAACGGAACGAGCGGCTGTGTAAACCCTATGGACTACTACAACGGTCTTCTTGTTCCTGAAGAAAGACCTAAGTACTTCCCTTTCTCTAAAGACTTATACATCGGGATTACGGACAAGGAAGTAGTAGAGCTGCAGAGGTTCTTAAACGGCCAGAAATTCCTCGTAGCGACCTTTGGGGCTGGTAGTCCAGGGAAAGAGACCACTTACTTCGGTTCTCTCACTCAGGACGCTCTAAGAAGGTTCCAGCTTGCTAAGGGTATCAATCCCCCAGCAGGGTTCTTTGGAAATATAACACGCACATATATTTCAAAGCTATCTTGACCTATTTCTCGGTGTAGAGTACAGTGATATCCATGATATGCGAGTACTGCAAGAGGGAGTTTAAGTCTGGAAACAAAAGGTTTTGTTCGCATCTCTGTTGGGTTAAGACCCAAGAGATGTTCCCAAGAAAGGAATTGGTGTGTCCTATGTGCAAAGAGACCTTCATGGGGAAGTCCTTTAGAAAGTTTTGCTCGTCTCGATGCTCGCATGATTGGAGTAAGGAAAATGGTACTAGACGCGGGGCCAACAATGGCTCGTGGAAGGGGGGCAGAATGCTAGATGCTTCAGGTTATGTGTTGCTCAAATTTCCCGAACACCCAGATTCCAATAATCTAGGCTATGTGCGCGAGCATCGCCTTGTTATGGAACAAAGCATCGGAAGGTATCTCACAAAGGAGGAGGTGGTACACCACCTCAACGAGATAAAAGACGACAACAGAATTGAGAACCTGGAGCTTATGACCAGAACACAACATATAGACCACCACCACGAAGAACGTGCTAAGAGAGCGAAGTTCTATTATTTCGACAAGGCTCGTCAGAAATGGTCCGCCTATACTGGTTCGTACAAAAATCGTAAGCAAATAGGTCGTTTTGACACCGAGGAAGAGGCTAAAGAGGCTGTTCGTAAGCACCGCATTTTATCGGCAAAAGGCCCACCAGGACTTTATCAACAGTACAGGTCTGAAATTAGACATTGACCGTAGTGCGTAACATGTATACTTAATACTTATGGAAAACAACACTTGGGCTTTCACACGTGCGCCGCGTTTCTGGGTAATGCTTGCCGGAACAATCTCAGTGTACCTTCAGATGAAGGGCTGGATTGGCGAGCCTGAGACTATTCTCATCGCGTCTATCTCAGCAATATTCATTGCGGTTAAGACCATTGACCGCGCCGTAGACCATACCGCAGAAGCAAAGATTATCTCGTCAGGCAATGATACTGTCTGGTTCGATACAGAGAAGTAGTTTCGCAGAGAAAACACTGAACGGCATGGTGCAGTAGGAGCGCGACTCTGACCCACCTGAGACACACTGAACTCCGGGCGACAAGGAAAATAAAACTCTCCAACAAATTCCAGTTACTTCTATTAGGCTTCATTCTAGGTTGTTTGATTGCGCCACTAATTGCGCGAGCTATCACAATCCCAGAAGCAGGCCACTATCCACAGCCTTCCGAAACTTTCGGATACGCTTTAGAGGCGCGTGGTATAACGGGTGCTCCAGACAAGTCAGGTTTCGACCTATCGCTTATTGCCGCCGCCTCTTACGAGAGTACGGCGGTATTTGCGTTCAATGGCCCCCAGAAGGCTGAAATTGCCCCTGTACGGGCCGAAAGGGAGCAAGATATGCTTTCGTACATTGAACAAAAAGAATCCAAAGGAGACCCTCTCGCGCAGAACTCTCATTCGACAGCCTTCGGACGATTCCAGTTCTTAGATAGTACGTGGGGACTTGTTGGCTGTACGAAGACTACTGACCCTATAGAGCAGGAGAGGTGCGCGATTAAATACATGGAAGAAGTGTATGGAGGTATTGAAGGGGCGTATCGTTTTCACTTGCGAAATAACTACTACTAGTTTATCCACATCAAACGGAGGATAGACACAGTTGCAAAGAGTGAGTAGGTGCTACTTCTTTCCGTTTCTTTTTTTCCAGCCAGCGTAGTCTCTGGTGTTTTTGCACTTTCTACACGTAACCCCACTCTTTGTCTTGTAAACATCTGCGTCAGAAAGAATGGTGTGTAAGTTACTACGGCACGTTCCCCTTTCCCAGAGTTTCCTTTCTTCCGTAAAGCCACGTTTGGCATTCTCATATATAGACTTTGGTTCCATGTGGCTTGGGTTTTGGCAACCCGTGTTATTGCACATGTGGTCTATAACCAGACTATCCGGTATTGGGCCTATAAAGTGCTCATAAGAATATCTGTGAGAAATGATTACCTTTCCTCTTTTACCTATTCGGAACCTCCCGTAGCCCTTCGTGTCTGTAGTCCCGAACCACGGCCAACATTCGTCTTCCTCCCCGATAACTATGTTCTCCAAAAACTTTTCTGTGAAGATATCCATAATGAGATATCGCCTCTGTTGATAACCCGCCTTGTAAGTAGGTTATCAACAGAAACTACAAGGCTATTGATACTTGCGTATGATACCATAAAGAAGCGGAAGTTTCCCGCCGATACGTACCAAAAGCGAATTTCTATGGAGCGAGAACCCAGTTACTCGGGAACCGCTCTACACTCCACTACATAAGCAAAGGCGCAACCTCCGAAATACTGGAGGCTTGCTGCTTTTACATGCTATGCTTATTCCTGGAAAGGAGAGACCCACTTGACCGAATACAATCAAGACATCCCCACCCTGTTCCCTCTGGAGCCGGTCCCTGAAAAGCCGGAAGAACCTGAGCCCGAACAAGACCAAGGACTCTATGAAGGGCATCCTATTCTTCTCTGAGGAGTAAGGCCCTATCGAAAGTGAGGTGATTCTATCAATACAGCGCCGATAGAGCGCGAATAAAGACTAAAGCCCCTGTAATGGGGGCTTTCTGTCTCGGATTCGGAAGACGACTAAATCTTTCTATTGCTTTACCGCACAACTATTCTACCACCCTTCCTATACATTCAAAGAGAGGGGTTAGAGGGTTTCTAGGTATTGTTCGATTGTCTTTCCCTCTGCTAGAGCGTCTACCATGCGGTGCATTGGGTACTGCCAATCGGGAATTTCCCATTTGTGAGTGTCTAAACCAGCACCGGTCAAACGAGACATTGAACCTACCCATAAATCAGTACCCCACCCCTCCACCTCTCCCACAGCTTTCCAAGCGTCAGGCTGGAGAAGGATGTAGTAAATATCGTCCCACGAACCTTCAGGGGAGGTGTTCTTCCACCCTCCTTCTATAGCCTTCTCGATGAACTGTTGAATAGTCATAAGTATCTTTTTATCTACTGGTTAGTCTTCTTTAAGGGGACTGTCATGTGCGAAGGCTCATCGAACGGAAGGGTTACGCCCCAACGAGAGAGTATATACGGCCTCGCACGGGTATATTCGGCGCCATCCATGTGATAAGTAATCTTGAATATCTCGTCAATCAGCTTCCCTACCTTCTCCAGACGATCAATATCAGGGTAAGTATCCATAGGTTTCTTTAGGTATGTTTTGTTGTTAGTTAAACAGCCTCTTCGTTCGTCCAGCAAAGCATTGGCGCGAGCTTATGTGCATTGAAGTCCGGCCATTTCTCGTAGTCCCATTCGTCCGCACAGCCATGAATAAGCTCTAGTTCCTTCTGTACGAAGTCTTGCGTGAGAGTAGTACGATCCGGCGATTCCTCGTGGTACGGAAGTCCTGAGAAAGCCTTATATGCCCTTCCAAGCGCGGGAATAGTCTTTGCCCACTCTACCGGCACAATAAAGGCGCACTCATCGTAGGAAGTCCAAGACCGCATCTCTCCACGCTTTCCTATCTCGATAGGTCCACAAACCGCGCATGTAGTTTTAATCGTTCGCATATCTCTACCCTTGAGGGTCTTTTAATGAGTCTTCTGTTACGGGAGGTATTCCATTTCCGTTAAGTCATCCCTGCGGAAGAACAAGTCCCAGATAGAGAGACCTATTGCTACGAGTGCTACTCCTATGAGTGCTGCGAGGATGGTGTAGATTCCGAACTGTAAGAGATGCTGATACGTGTAGATTGTCATGGTGTGGTTTAGTTAGTGGTACTTAGTTAGTTTTGCATACTTTCGGCGCGAAATTCGCGGAGAAAATACTACCTGTGGATAGTCGAGTACTTGGAGGGAGGGGTTAGGTCTTCACTGTATTTACGGGTGGCCGGGACAGTCCTTCATAGCCATTTCCCCCACACCCTCCCCTCAAAATACTCGAAACATCACGCGCCCAATTTCCCCTCCGTGGGAGACCAAGCACCACACCGGGCTTACAGAGGGGAAACAGGGAGCACGAGGCTCCTGTAAGGCTTAAAACGGTACCTCTGAGGCCGCGAAACCTTCGTCTGTGGTCTTTGCCTCAGGCTTCCAATCATTGAGCGCAAAGTACCTTTTTGTCTTGTCCTTGCTCTCTAACAGGTCGCAGTTCACGTATCCCGCTTCATTCTTGTTGGCCTGTAGGAAGGCCACAGCTTCCTCTACCTTGATAGAGAGCTTGCCCTTCACGAAATCTGGAACGCCTGGTTTCGGCGCGTCAAAGAAAAACCCTGCAATGAATTTAGTATCAGCCATATGTCTAGTCGTTAAATGGGTTAGTGGTCATGTCTCCTACTCCTCGAACGCTCGTACTTGCGGCGGCCTTTGCGAAGTCAAACTTAGTCGCCTTACCACCAAGAAGGGCCTGTAGCTTAGATTGTGCGTCCTTTGTGATTACGTAGGACTTTCCACGCGCTTCTAGTTCTACCCAGGGCGTATCAAGGTCGTACAAATACCGTCCAATTCCCCAGAGTACCGCAGCACGCTTGAATGCGTCCGATAGAGCACCCTTCTCGGCTTCTGTGGCGCTGTCTCCAGCCCCGTTAGCTTTCCATACCCACTCCTCGCCAATCTTAATACCTATCTCACACACGGTCTTCTCTCCGGTTGCTGTGTAGCGGTTCTGCCAATTCTCGCTCCCGCACACCTCGTCTAGCCGCTCCATAACGTCCCGAGCGTCAATGTACGCGAGAGCCATACCCTTACTCTTGTCGGCTGTGGTTGATCCGACGCGCCAAGACACCTTACCGGGCGGAAATGGCTTGAATAAATCTTTTAGGTCCATAGATTATTTCTTCTTAGTAGTAACCTTCGGGTGAATCATATTACTGTTGTGGTTGGTCTAGTAGTTCTTCTTTTTCCGCAAGAATCTGGTCTTGGTACATACAATCTGTATCGCATGAGTCGTTCGGGGTGTGCCAGCAATATTCTCTTTCCATACGCTAATCTACTTTCATTGAAGGGGTTGATAATTTCATGGGTTTGTTCCCGAGTCCTTTGCACCCGAAACAGCGCACGAGCCATTTTGCGGGGCGGTACTTTGCTTGTTCGCTTTTCTTTAGGCTTCCCACACTTTGAAAGTCCCCTTTTCCCGGCAAAACTTTCTTTGAACAGACGAAGCAAATGCCTCCAAATCGCGTGGTACTCATCTTAGAAAGTCATTGAGGAACTTGGTAATGTGTGGAACTTCTTGTCTTCGCCGAAGATAATCCAGTTCATGAGGTCGTTCGTGCTTTTCAGGTCGAGGTTCTTATTCTCTGCGAAAGTGGAAACAAAACCTCCCTCACGAATCTCTGGACGCGCTATCTCTGTCTGTGGCACTCGGTTACGATTCTTTCTCCTAGTCATACTTGCGGTTGATTTGGCTGGAAAGGTCTGAAAGGTGCTGCTGTTCAAGACTCTCGCTCATCTGGTGGACCGGAGCACTAGGCTCAATCCACCCTGCTTCTAGGACTGGCGGGACAGGCTGCTCAACTGGAACGATAGGGTCAAAGGCACGATTGAACTCCTGGTGCATCTTGAGTGCCTCTAGTTCCTCCCCCTTCTCTCCCATAGCGTCTATACACGCTCGTGCGTTCTCTTCATCTCCGGCGGCAAGAAACTCGTCAAAGTCTGCGCGAAGATTAAAGGCTTGTTCTATATCTCTCATGTGCTTGCTCATGGTGTGGTTTGATTACCTAGTAATAATACACCTATCCTATTTGCTTGCAAGTGCATGCGCGTGGTAGACTGTTGATAACCAAACAGCCTATGAAAAACACAACAAATATAAGGGTTTCTGAGGAAGCGTACCGAGAACTTGCAAAGAGGAAGGAGAAGACAGGTGTCCCAATCATCGTACAGATTAACCAGTGGCTAAAGATAAAAGTATGAGCCTGAACGACCTCTACAAGAAGCTCGACAAAGACTACAAGGGCGTGGCAACTCCAGGACACCTCTACCCGGCAGCAGACTTCATTTCGTCCGGCAATCCAAAGTTCGATTCTATTACAGGGGGAGGTTTTGCGCGGGGCCATATGACAGAGATTCATGCGCTCGAAGGGGCTGGCAAGACTACGTTTTGTTTGCAGTCTATTGCTCACAACCAGGAGAAGGGTTTGGTGTGTGCGTTTTTGGATGCTGAGGGTCGTATCAATCCTGATAGGTGTATGGAGCTTGGTATTGATATGGAGAAGCTCATGTTGCTAAGACCGGACTACGGAGAACAGGCATGTGACATAATGCGGGACATCATAGAGAGTGGGGAGGTTGATTTGCTCGTGCTTGATTCTCTTCCCGCGCTTTCCAGCAAGAGTGAAATGGAGGCTACGGACGGCGGGGGACAGGTAGCGAATCAGGCAAAGATGTGGGCGCAGTTCCTACGAAGGATTGTGCCGGGATTCAAAAACAGGAAGACAGCGTTTGTCGTGATTAACCAAATGCGCGAGAACCTCATTATGAACCCCTACATGCCGGGAGCCAAAGACCCGTTCACATTCCCTGGTGGCAAGGCGCAGAAGTACCACGCCTCCAACCGAGTAGAGATAAAGAAACTCGCAAAGGCAACAGAGACAGGATTCCCCGCACGCTTCAAGAGCATAAAGACAAGTTTCACAAAGCCCTTCATGGAGATAGACGACTTCTTTGATTGGGACATGGGTTTTGCGGGAGAAACCTCCTTGTACGATATGGCATTGGACAAGGGAGTACTTACGAAGGACGGCGGGAAGTTCCATTTTCTCGGAGAAAAAGTGGAGGTGTTTGGCGAGAAGAAGATGCGCGACTGGCTAGAAGTCCCAGAGAATGCCGCGAAGATAGAACATGCTCTCTCAGCCTAACGAACATACCGTCTGTCCACTGTGCGGAAAGAAGTATGGTTTTGTGAACTTTCCTTTTAAGAAGGGTGGCGAGTGGATGTGTGCTGAGTGCGGAATAAAGAAGGGATATTAGTTATCCCCGTCTCCACACTAGACACGTATACGGGTGTGCTATTCTTAATGGGTACGGCGAACTTGCGATAGTCGTACATGTGTGTAGTATAGGAATTACACAAAGGCCATTTTGTGCTGTTCCGAACCGGGCTTAGCCCACTCTGACCTATACCAGAGACGCAAAGTTCGGTGCGGCACAAAGCGGCCTTTAATCGTATAGGAGTTATGGCTAGACCAAATCGTGTTAGTAAGTCAGAGAAGCTACGAGACGGTGTGTGCGTATGGTTCGGAGACGGATTCGATGATGAGGCGTATTACGCTCACGGTATCCACAAGTGGGGAGACAAAGATTCAAACGACGCTGACGACAGTGCTTGGGGTTGGCGCAATCACATGAGCCACAAGGTGTGGTGGAGCGAAGGAATCGAACGCGATTTCTTTGCTGAGGTAAAGAAGTACCTATGAGCAAGGAATATACTTACTCCATGCCTCAGTCGTTCCTGGCAGACAAGTCTGTTCCAGTTCGTTGGCGTGTATGGGCTGTTATAAACGGATTCTTCATAGCTGGCAAAGAGTTCTGGGCCTCGAACGAATGGATTGCAGAACAAATAGGATGCCACAAGGACTCTGTTTCTCAGGGAGTAAAAGAGTTAGAAGAGTTGGGAATGATGCACTCTAAAAGGACTCGAAGAAGTCGTGTTATTTACCCTGGAAATGGCGAGATAGGTACTGACGCCTATCTCAGACCCAACACAGCGCCTATCTCAGATAGGCCTGAGCGCCTGTCTATTTCAGATAGTATTTCAGGTAAAGAATATAGCGTCGCTATCGCTCCGCGCTTTTCAGGGGAAGGAGAGGACACACCCGCTCCCAAGAAAGAGAAAGACGAGAACTTAGACAAGTGCGTGAAGTACTGGAGGAAGAAGTGCGTGGAGGAAACGGGGCTCACACCCGCCACAGGAATCCCTACCATTCGCAAGAAGCTCAAAGAGGCACACGTACACCTTTCATGGCCTCAGATAAAAGAAAAGATAAACGAGTGGTTCGAGAACGACCTAGAAGACCACGAGAAGATACAGATTACCCGTTGTTTCAGCGCGGTACAGATTGACAAGTTTAAGGCCGAGAACGTATGAGCGTAGATAAAATACTCGCTCGTATTGCAAACGAACGAAAGAACGTAAACCAGGAACTCTTTAACGCTGAAGGACTCTTGCGCCTTCAGGAGACCATGGCGGCATACGCTGGAGAGGACCAGCTCTATACGTCTGCCGAAATCATGGAGCTGATGAAGAACGAGCCGAAAGTAGAGGGCATGAAGACGGGTGTTGAAAGGCTCGACACCCTTACCGGAGGCTTCCGACGGAAGCAGATAATAACCATGTTCGCACACTCAGGACACGGGAAGACCGAATCCGCTTTCTGGCTCATGAAATTGTTTAGTGAACTGAACCCAGTACTCATTCCACTAGAGCAGGGAGTAGATGAGTTGATTAGCCAGCGTCAGGAAAAGGGACACTTCGTTCCGCATTTCCTTGCCCCCAGAAGGAGCGATACATTCGTTCTTACCAATTGGATTGAAGAACGCGTGGTGGAGGGTATTGCAAAGCACAATACGGGCATGGTTGTAATTGACCACCTCGGTTACATAGACACGAATGGGGAAGGAGGGAAGTGGAAGCGAGAGAATCTTGCCTACCGTATCGGCCAGACCATGAAAGAGCTGAACCACATCGCAGACAAGTGGAACGTAATGGTTGTCTTACTTGCCCATGTTTCCGAAGGAGACGAAGGGAAGCCACCTCAACTAACAGACATAGGCAACTCCTCGGACATCAAGAAAGAATCAGACACGGTAATCGCTATCTGGCGCAAGAACAGTCTCAAGCGCAAGGTTCGTGTGTACGACCCAGAGAATAAGACCATGCTCTCGGTGCTGAAGAGCCGCCGCTCAGGCAAGCTCGGCTCTGTGGGTCTTGTGTTCGATAACGATACAGGCCTGTTCCAGGCGAACCAGTCATGGGTAGACAGCATGGAAGAGTCTGCACAGACCTCAGTACGTGCAGATGATGAGTTTAACGACGACTAATATGTTGATTTCCCCAGAGAAAATGGAGGACATGCGTATCCGCGACAACCTACTCGAACTGGTAGAGATACACTTGCGCCTCGGAAAGACAGAGCAAGCTAAGAAGTTTGGACTTGCCGCGCAAAAGTTTGGCGAAAAGATACAAGCCAACGACTATCCCAAAAGAGACAAATGGATGAGACCTGTGGACAACGCACCATTACCCACCACTAAGGACGATGAAAGATAGAACCGAGTATTACAGGGCGCAACACCTAAAGAACAGAGAGCAACGCAATGCTCGGGCTCTTGAAAGGTATTACGCGAATAAGGAGGAGATAAGAAAGACCGTCAAAGAGAGAAGGGAAACGTACCCAAGTGTTATTGCTCGCAAGGTTGCCTCTGAACTGAAATCACAAAGACGTGCCTTCGTGAAGACATTAAGGCTCGTCAGGATTAAGAGAAGTGTTTCCGAATCAGCACAGCGAGCAAAGGAGAACAAGAGAAATGGCAGAAAACGTCGCTACTGGGGCGATACCCAAGCCAAGATAGCCATACTGTTGCGAACGAGGCTGAACATTGCTATGAGGAAGGATAAGAACCATTTGTCGGCTGTTAGAAATCTTGGTTGCTCTATTGCCGAGTTCAAGTCCTACATCGAATCTAAGTTCGAGCCAGGCATGACATGGGATAACTGGACTACTCACGGCTGGCATCTAGACCACATTCTCCCTCTATGTTCTTTCGACCTGACCGACCCGGAAGAGGCAAAGAAAGCGTGCCACTACACGAACATGCGCCCCCTGTGGGCTAAGGAAAACCTACAGAAAAACGCCCAAGACCAACGTTATGCACAGGTAGTCAAAGGAACTTACAAAAAGAGACCACTAAGGACGTATAGTTAAAGATATGATTAAAGAAATTAAGTGGTCCATCGAGAAAGATATGGCTAGTACCAACACAATCCTCAATGCGAACATTGTTGTAGCGATGCTGGACGAATACACCCTACGTGAAGTTGCTGCGAAGGTAGTAGACAAGGTCTCCGAGCAGTTTCTCAGCGAAAACGAGGAGGTAATAAAGCGCGATATTCTCGACAATCCGAAGTTCGCGGACGCACTCTACAATGCAATCGTACTTAAAAAGGCCGGAAAAGAACTCGTATGAACACCGAAATAAACCCCATAGACGAACTTATCGAGAACACAAGGTCTCTCCTTACGCGCGGAAAAGAACTACTCGTACAGGTAGCCTACAACCTCAAGACCCTAAAGGACTCCGAGGAGTGGCAAAAGTACGGACACGACACCTTCCCGAAGTTCTGCCAGGAGGAGTTAGAGCTGTCTCAGAGTGCGTGTAGTAAGTATTTGGCGGTAGCTGGATACTTCGCGGAGAAGTACCAGCCAGAGGAGATAGGACCAGTTGATATTGAAAAGTTGTACGCCGCGAGTAAGTTGCCCGGAAGTTCTGAAGAGAACCTTTCGCGGGCGAAAACGTGGTCAAGGGACGATTTCAAGAAGGAAAAAGCAGAGACACAGCCACATACACCTGCCTGGGTTACATACTGTGATGTATGCAAGCTATCCCAAACGAATCATCCGTAATGGACTACGTCGTTCGAGAGATACCCAAAGAAGATACCCGTCCCTGGACCGAGATAAAGCACTACGCAAAGCGGTTCCCGAAAATCTACTTCTCGTTTGGGCTGTTCAAAGACGATGTGTTGCTGGGTGTATGTACGTTCGGTCCCTGCTCTCGGATGCTGAACCACGGCTACGGCCTGTTTAACGGCAAAATACAAGTTCGGACAGTAGAACTCAACCGACTGGTAGTAGAAGACGACCTACCGAAGAACACCCTGTCTTACTTCGTGGCGCGTTGCCTAGAATTGCTACCCCAGCCCATGTGTGTTATTTCGTACGCAGACCACAACTACGGACATCACGGCTATATCTACCAGGCAACCAACTGGATGTACCTAGGAACTACCCAGAAGGAAGCGATTTACCGTGATAAAAACACAGGAAAGCGCATACACCAGCGACAGATAAGCTACTCGCTCGGTACTCGCATACCAGGCGAGATGCCGGAAAACATAGAAGTCTCGAAGGAATCCTACGGAAAGCATCGCTACCTCATATTCCTTGGGAACAAGACCCAGAAGAAAGAAATGCTCCGACACCTCATGTACCTCATGCAGCCCTACCCGAAGGGCGAGAACACACGATACGACTCATCAGGCGTTATCCCCAGAAACTCCCAACTGCCCCTTTAACCAGAAAAATACGCGGTATCATAAACCTATGAAAAAGAAATACGCCATAATGCGCCACCAGCCAGACGAGGACGAGGTAATAGAGTTCTGCAAGAAGCAGGAGCTAGCCTTTTCCAAGATTGAGTACCCGAACAAGTACCTCAAGGCTCGCAAGATGCCTCTCTTCTGGGTGGAAGAATGGCTCGACACAGGAGAGCGCAAACAAGTCTATTCCTAACCCCCTTCATGGAAAGAAAGACTAAATTCCCGAAGTCAGGACACTTCGATTTCCACCTATTCAACGAACTGAACCTAGAAGTGTTCTACGGGGACAGAGATGTGTGCTGGAAAGGTATAGAAAAGTCCTTCCACGACCAGGAAAAAGGGTTAGATATGGGCGACAAAATAGAGGCCGCGAACGGTACGACCTTCTACGTTCAGGGACATGACCCGAAAATGTGGCTCAAGCAACTCCCGAAAGACCCTAAAACCTACGGAGTGGCCGCGCATGAAGCAATGCACGTCGTTTACCACCTTGAAAGAGTTACGGGGATAGACGACGACGAGTTTCGAGGGTACATGATAGACCACATCGTTCGCCTTCTAGGAATCGCGGCAAAGAAATATGGAAAGAAAGACTAGCCTCAAGAAATCGCCTCTACGCAAAAAAAGAACCCTAGTAGGTAGTTCCTCTAGTCTTCGCACCAAACGCACGCTACAGGGGCAAACAAAGCCGAATAAGAGGACGTTAAAGCCAAAGAAGAAGGTGTGGAAGTTCAAGAAGACGGAACTCAATGAATGCGACAGTGCTTTCTCGCGCGAAATCAGACAGAGAGACGGACGCTGCATGTTCCCTGGTTGCCCCGTAGAGGACTTTGCAAGCCTCCAAGCCTCACACTATTTTGGCCGCGCAAACTGGAATACCCGCTTCGACCCAGAAAATATGATAGCCCTTTGCATGTTCCATCACTTTAGAAGCAAAGACCTCGGCTACGAATACCAGAAACAGCGCGTAGAAAAGCACGGCTGGGACGGGCGCTATACGTTGCGGCAGAAGGAAATATTAGGAGATGAAGGTTTTCAACAACTTGTAACCCGTTCTGAAGGAAAAAAGACAAGAAAAGAGGCGATTATTGAAACACAAAAGCGCTATGGACTAAGGCAACCTATTGAAGTACATGAGAATGAGTGATATTATGCATTTATATGCAAAGCACATGTACGTTCTGCGAGAGTGAGGTGAGGGAAGGAAAAAGATTTTGTTCTAGGTCATGCCAAACCAAATGGCAACATGCCAATAAACCGTTCAGCCCGTTTATTAAGGGGCACAAGTTGAGTGTAGGCAGAAAGCATCCGCCAAGTTTCTATGAGAAATTCTCCGGTGAGAAGAATCCTGGTTGGAAAGGCGGGGAAACAAAACATGCTGGCATACACAACTGGGTTAGAAGGCATTACCAGAAGACAGGAGAATGCGAAGGTTGTGGTAGCACTAGAAAAACAGCGTGGTCTAACAAAGACCATAAGTATCGAAGAGTGCGAGAAGACTGGCAAGAGATGTGCTACAGCTGCCACCAAAAATACGACTTAGCAAACGGGCTTCGTTCAAACGAGGGCCAATTTACTACAGGTAAGAAAGGAACAAGAGTTGGGGATAACCCAGAAAAAGACCCCACCCCAGAGGTATAGTTAAGAGTATGAAAGATTTATTTCCCGCCGATTTCGCAGAGAATATGGACAACGGAACAACCTACGTAACTGTAGAAACACCAAAAGACTGGAAATGCCCGCGCAAAAACTGCAAAACAGACTTCAAACACACCCACTCAACCTATCCTTCACTAACCCCATAAAGATTACCTACCATGAAGAAAGCACTTACCATAAAAGACGACGGAAAGAATCTGCACATAAGCATTACTGTCCCGCGCACCCAAGAAGGTACTGATACTTACGGAGATGGTACGTGGGTGGCTCCCGCAGTGTGTGTCTTTATAGACGAGAAAAGAGAGGAGTACGGCCTGTACCACACGCAGTACCTCGACTACAAGGACTCTCTACAGGCCACCGCACCAATAGCACATTTCGACTCAAAGAAGGAAGCCTTGAAAGCGGCGGATGAGTTCGAGTTAAGTGTGGAGTATGCCTCTAACTTTTAACTATGACCACCCCAACACCCCCTACTGAGAAGTGCAATAACTACTACGACTCTCGTACTCCTGAAGAACGCGCAAATGAACCAAAAGGAGTACTAACCGTATCCCACACTACCGATAAAGGTTGGGAGAGTCGATTCAAAGACCTCTTCTTGGAGATATACCGACCCGCAGGCATGGGCGACGAAAGCGATGTAGACCCTCGACTCTTGGCCTTCATCCAACACATAGCAAAAGAAGAATATAAGCGTGGTTTGGGCAAAGGAGTATACGAACTCAAGAGTCTCAAGGGCTATATAGAACAAATGGAAGCCGATGGCCGTGTAGAAATAGCCTGGATAAAGGAAAACATTGACGGAAATATCCGAAACCTCGAAGCAGCACTAGAAACACCCTCTTAATACACATCTCTATGAAAAGAATACAAAACTACACCGTACAGAGAATCCACCTTGAGGGGTTCGGGTTTATCGAGATTGAGGAGAATGTAGGAGACGGTTGGAAGATAGACCTGTTTCCGCGCGGTTCCGAGAATGACGAAGGCTCTCTGCTCCTAGAGAGTAATTTCGCCGCGAACGGAGACAAATACTTCCAGCACATTTCCGGCATACGAAAGAAAACAACCACCCCCTAGAACAACATAGAAATTTACATTCTCTCTTAAAAGTTATACACAGGAGTACTTGCACAAAACCCAACGTTAGGATATATTGAAGAGGTAAGGCACTTAGCCCTCACACCAACCACCAAAACCATGTTTACCCACACTGTCGTTCTCCCAAAAGGCCCTACTCGCGGATTCAAGAGCCTAGAAGAAGCACTTTCCTTCGCAGACACCAAGATTGAGGCAATGGGAGGCTCATTCCGCCTTGGAATGGTTAAGGTTTATGACCGTGAGGGTAATCGTTCCCGCTAGTATGTTTGAAGACTTTCTCCGCGAAATCCACGCGCAAGGCTACATGGGGACAGATGACGATATGGACGACCGTTTCGTCGCATGGCTCCTACAACTAGACGCAAATGAGTGGTTGGTGTACGGAAACAATGCTCTAGCAGAATCTCTAGGTAGAAACTTAGGCTCTGTTAGGACACCCAAGAAGTCTGAAGCCGCCCGCGAGAATGGAAAACTTGGCGGAAGACCAAAGAAAATCACCCCACCTAAACAGAACTAAAAGAACTACCTATGACACCAGAACTAAACAACGAAGAAGGAAACACAATGTATTGGCCTGATTGGATTTTTCTCATGCTAAACGTCCTACAGGTCGTACTTCTTCTAGGAATCTTCGAGAAACTATAGCCCAGAACTAAAAGAACTATGAAAGAAGAACCACGAAAGGCAAGCGAGGAACTAAAAGAGTGGCTAGAAAAGAACTGTGCTCCCGGCGAAAAACTACTTATTCGAGAGACCAGTACCTCATTTACGATAGAAAAAGGCCCGTTCTTCTCCTACAATTACTAGCCACCTCACATAAGAACAAAGAGTATGAAACCCTGTAATAATTGCGGCGAAAACGAAGAGAATCACATCGGTTCAGCTAATGTCTGTGCGCCAGCAATCCAGACCACCACCAACCCCTCTACTACTGATTGGCGCGAAGAGTTTATAGAGACTGCCGCCGCTATGGAGTACGACGAGCCACCCTTCACTGAAAAGACTCTATCAGACAAGTGTCCCTATTGCGGCCAGAAACCGTGCAAAGAAGCATATCTAGGTTGCGAGATAACGAAGGCAGTAGAGGCAGAACGCAACCGAGTCCTAGCCTTAATAGAGAGTAAGAAAGCTTTAGTACATGAAGTAGATAGTGAGTGGTTTGGCTGGGAACTACTAGACCTTCCTAAATGTTGCCCAGGAGACGATGCAGCATTCGCATACGAGTTTGCCCTCACTTCCCTCGCAGAAGAACTCAAGCAATAATGCCGAAACTCTCACTAAAACAAGTAGACAACATAGTGTTTATTCATGCGTATCGTGCAAAACTACCTCCCCACACTCACCCATACTTCGACTGGTGGGTAGATATGGTCTCGACGAAGCAGTACAAAGTGCCGGAATACAAGGAAGGCTGGCACTCAGAAACAGAGATAGAAGTCTGGCTCCCGCCCGAACTACGCAATACACAGGTTGAAAAGGAAGAGGAGGATATATACTACGACTAAACGAAACGACCATGACATACATAGGAAAAACTGTGCTTACTGGTGTTGAAGCTCGAAAAGAAGTTCTAAAGGGTGTGAAGTTCCTCGGAGCGTCCGTAACACCAACTATTGGACCATTCGGAACCAACGGACTTTTAGAGAAGGGACTACGCGTAACGAACGACGGCATCTCTATCGCCCGAGAGATAAGTCTTGATAACGAACACCAGGACATGGGACTCAGAAAGGCCCGCGACGCGGCTGCTAAGGCAAACGACCTCGCAGGAGACGGCTCAACCACAACCATTACGCTCATTGACGAGATAACCACAGCTCTTGATGAGAAGTTGGGAGACGGACGTACCGTAGGTGCTAAGAGTACTGGGGAACTACGCAAACAGCTTTCTCAGGAGAAAGACGAAGTTATCGAAAAGCTCAAGGAAATGGCTACCCCCATCGAGACCGAGGAAGACCTTATCCGTTCTGCCGTAGTATCAACCGAGGACGAGGAACTAGGCGCACTCATCGGAAAGGCACAGTGGGCATTAGGTCCTAACGGCCAGATTCTTGCGGAAGAAACCAACCAGCTAGATACAACCATAGAACCAATCAACGGCATCAGGATAGATAATGGCATGGGACTCACCCAGGCCATGAACAACTTCGAGAAGCAAAGCCTCGAACTCAAGGATGTACCCGTAATCCTAACAACTAACACCGTTTCACAAGGAACCTGGGACCAGCTCTTCCCTATCTTTGACGGTCTTGCCTCTCAGGGGCAGAGGAATGTAGTACTGGTATGTCGTGCAATCTCAGACGATGTAATACCTCTTATCCAGGCAAACGCACAAAAAGGCTTCTACATTAGCCCAATCAACGCGCCCTACGTGAACCAGAGGGAGATAATGAAAGACCTCCAGGCGGTCCTTGGTGGACGCTTCGTAGACGCTGAGGACGGAGGTCTCGACACTATCCAGCACTCAGACCTCGGACACATCAAGACTCTAAGCGCACAGCGATATAGTGCCATTTTCGCAGGAGAAACTTCAGAGGAAGCAACAAACCGTATACAAAAGCGCATAGAAGAACTAAACGACGTACTCAAAGGCAACCCGTCAGACTTCGACAGAAAGACAATCGAGGCACGTATTGCACAGCTAGACGGTGGATTCGCACTCGCTAAGGTCGGTGCTGAATCAGAAAGCGAGCGAAAGCGTGTATTCGACAAGGTAGAGGACGCATGTAACGCAGTACGCGCAGCCTATCAGGAAGGAACTGTCCCAGGAGCCGGACTTGCCTTCAAGGAAATTGCAGAGGATATGCCAAGCGACAGCCTTCTCAAGAAACCACTAGGAAGCATATACAAACAAGTAATGAAGAACGCACCAAGCGACTTCGTAATAGAACCCTGGGTCCGCGACCCCGCTAAGGTACTTAGAATCGCCCTAGAACACGCAACACTCGCGGCAGGACAGCTCGCAACTATCAGCGTCTCAAGCCACACCAAGCGCGTAAAAGCAAAGGAAGAAGAGGAAGCTAACTAATCTATGGACTGGAAAGAAGTACCAGCCTCGGGACCAGACAAAGAAAGGTGGAGTAAATACTTCCAGTATTTTGAGGTAAAGGAAATAAGAAAAGACGGTACCGTAGTAACGTATAGCACTCGCAAACCAAGAAAAGGCTACGAACACCTACAATCAAACCATTCTTCTATTGAGGAAATCGAAGAGAAGTCCACAGAAGGCAACCAAGACTAGAGGTATATACTCCACCTATGAAGACCAACAAGAACATGGGCGGCATGGAACTCCTCAATAAAGCCGTAGGAGCAAAGAAGCGTGCAGAAGGAAAACTACAGAACATCGGTAAGACTATTGGAAAGAACATCGCGCAGGGACAGAAAGACTACAAAGCAGGAAAACTAGGATACAAAGCAATAAACCCCTTTAAGGGAACTATCCCAAAAAAGGAAACAAACACCTTCAAATCCGGCGGAAAGAAGATTCCCTACCGAAACGACAACCAAAAGAACGGAACCTACCCTAAGATATAGTTTATGGCAGAAACAGGAAGACCTAGCATATATACACAAGAGTTAGCAGATAGAATCTGTGAACTACTAAGTGAAGGTCTTTCTCTACGAACTGTATGTAAAGCAGATGATATGCCTGCTATGAGTTCTGTATTCTCTTGGTTGCGTACAAAGCCTGACTTTTTGGAGCAATACGCGCGCGCGAAACAGGAAAGCGCAGACGCAATGGCTGAAGAACTACTCTATATAGCAGATACTCCTATGGAGGGAGAAGAGGTTACAGTTAAAGCAGACGGCTCCCAGGAAGTTAAACGTGGAGATATGCTGGGACACCGTAGACTCCAGGTAGACTCACGTAAATGGCTCATGGCTAAGATGAAACCTAAGAAGTACGGAGACCAGATAGACGTAACTAGCGACGGAAAACCATTGCCTGTACCGATAATCCCCTTAAATGTTCAGCGAGACCACAGCAACCAGAAAGATAGCGTCCCTAACGAAGAAGATTAGAGCCGTACAGGGCGGCACATCAGCTTCAAAGACCATCAGTATTCTCCTGGTGCTTATTGCCTACAGCCAAACTAAACAAGAGAAGAACAAACTAACCTCGGTAGTTTCTGAGTCCATTCCTCACCTGAAGCGCGGAGCAATCCGAGACTTCAAGAACATCATGCAAGCCCACCACTACTGGAAAGACAGTAGGTGGAACGCAACAGACAGCATCTACACATTCGAGACAGGCAACCAAATGGAGTTCTTCTCGGCAGACAACTCAGACAAGCTCCGAGGAGGAAGGCGCGATGTACTCTTTATGAACGAGGCAAACAACATGACCCTGGACGCCTTTGACCAGCTAGAGGTACGTACGAGAGAGTTCTGCTTCCTCGATTGGAACCCAACAAATGAGTTCTGGTTCTACACTGATATCCTCCCCCAGCGCACAGACGTAGACCACATTGTTATTACGTACAAGGATAACGAAGCTCTCGAACAAGCAATCATTGACTCTATTGAAGCTCGTAAGGGAAGAAAAGGCTGGTATCAGGTGTACGGATTGGGCCAACTAGGAGAGGTAGAGGGCAAGATATACAAGGACTGGGCCATTATTGATGCTGTTCCGCACGAAGCAAGGCTCATACGCCACGCCGTAGACTTTGGATACAGCAATGACCCAAGCGCCATAGTCTCTATCTACAAGTACAACGGTGGTTACATTGTAGATGAGGTTGCCTTTAAAAAGGGCATGACCAACAGGCAGATAGCAGACGTTCTCCTTAATCTAGAGGATGAGATGATTGTTGCTGACAGCGCAGAACCTAAGTCTATTGACGAGATAGCAAGCTACGGACTCTCAATAATGCCAGCAGAGAAGGGGCCAGGTTCAGTCAACGCAGGCATACAGTACGTCCAAGAACAGCGCGTATCCATAACAAAGACCAGCTACAACATCATCAAAGAGTACAGAAACTACCTGTGGGAAACAGACAAGGACGGCAGAATCCTCAACAAACCAGAGCACACCTTCTCTCATTCCATGGATGCAATACGCTATGGCCTTAACTCTATCAAGACCGGACAAGGCGGCGTATCCGTATTCATCCCTACCTACGACAACTTCCACGGCAGATAATATGCACACATTGACTCTTGACTACAGGTGCTACTCTATGCCCATGAATACTAACTCCACCCTACTGTGATAGGAGCGATTGTTACTAATGACAAGGGAGAACCAGTAGACGGCAACGGGAACAAGCTGTCTGCTTCCGCATATCAACCAAGTGAAGAAGTAAAGAAGCTCTTTGCTCAGGTACAGAGAGACTATCAAGTAGCCTATACCTTGCAGCACCGGGAGTTCGACGAGTTCGACGGCATGTCCCTGCTTCAGCGCGCAAGGCTTGACCAGGAGACGTTCGGAGCCTTCGTAGGCGCAGAGTTTGTCCCTGCACACCAACGGTGGCGATGGCGTGGACGCAAGAACACGGCCCGTAACAAGCTCATGGGTATCTTGGCGCACGTATTGGCAGCCATGCTTTTCCCGTATGTCAGGGCAACAAACGAACGAAACGAAGAGGACAAGATGTCTGCCCGTGTTATGGCTATCCTCGTGGAAGAACACCTACGCAAGGCAGGATACGAGACCAAGTTCCTCTACATCGTCCTTTCGGCACTTGTTAACCCAGCCGTATTCGTCCAGGTAGAGTATGTAGAGAAGATGCAGCGCGTAAAACAGCGCATGGCAGACGGCTCTATTAAGATACTTGAGGCAGTAGATGAGATACTTTCAGGTCTTCAGCTCAACATCCTCCCTATTGACGAGGTAATGCTTGCCGACTTCTACACTGAACAGCTCCAGGCACAGCCGTACATCATTCGTGTACGCCGTATCCCATGGGACCAGGCTCGCGCAGAGTATGGTTCACACCCAGACTTCAAGTTCGTACAGGCAGGCATGACTCGTGTGTTCCTCACCGGCCAAGAGAACCAGACTCTCTATGACATTGAGTGGACCGAGGCGGACCGAGACTACGTGCAGTGCATCAATATCCAGTACCGCGCAGAAGACCTCGAAGTAGAGTGGGTGGGCGGCGTATTCATGGGCAATCCTGACGACGTATACAACTCAAACCCTATCCGGCACAGAAGGATGCAGATGATTGGTACAGAATGGGTAACTGTTCCTGTCTACAACGTCGCTAAGTCCGGCTTCGAGCCAATAGACCCAACAGGACGCTTCGCCTACTACAAGTCAGGAGCCTTCAAGGAGTATTGGGACGACAAGAGTCAGAACTTCGTACAGCGCATGCTCCTTGACGGTACAGCACTCGACGTGATGAAGCCTATCTTTGGCACAGGAATAGCCAAGATGGACACCACTGTTATAGCCCCAGGGGCCTTTGTTGGTATGCCTATGGGTGCAAACGTAACCCCGTACCAGCTCGGCCCTAACCTTGCCGCAGCATACAACGCGGTAAACCAGGCGAAAGAGGACATGAGCGACTCCACCCAGGACAAGATAATGACGGGAGGTGCAGAGCCAGGAGTAACCGCTTACGCAACAAGCCAGGCAGAGCAGAACGCCCGTGTATTCCTTGGAAACTTCGGAACGCTCCTTGCAAAGCTGGTCTCTGACATCGGAGAGCTAACGGTAGACATTGTTGTTGCTCACACAACCATTGGCGAGCTAGACCAGACTGTACCTGAGGCTATGGCTATGAAGTACAAGACTGTACTCGCTAAGGGCAAGGAGAAGGGAAAGAACGTAACCAACCGCATCATGTTCACGGACAAATACATGGGCCGTAACATGAGCGAGGATGAGGTTAAGGAGAAGGAATGGGAGCTGTTCGAGGACGCAGGAGGCGAGGATACCGACCAGAGACTCTACGAGGTTAATCCGTACCAGTTTGCTCGCAACAAATACTCAATGTGGGTAGACGCAGACCAGATTGTATCTAAGTCTATGGGTACAGATGAACAGCGCTCTGCTCTCGCTCTCCAGGTTATGACAAGCCCTATGGTGGCTCCATACGTCAACATGGAGAACGTGGTAGAGGACTTCGCTATCGAACCATTCGCTAACGGAGACCCTGAGCGATATATCAAGAAGGTAGACCCTAACGACATGCTCAACCAAATGATGATGAACCCTGATATGGCCGGACAAGCCCTACCAGGAGTTCCGAATCAGCTCCCTACCCAGAGCACCAGGGCGGGCGTACCAATGTAATAACAACTATATGATGAATAGAATGACACCTCGTGCGAGTATTATGGCGCTTAAATCAAAGATTGGCGCAAAGAAGAAGGTTGCACGTCCGATTGCTGCAAAAGCCATGAAGAGTGTTGCAAAAGGCATGAGCGCTAAAGGGGCTATGAGCAACAAGGATATGTCTATGATGAAGAAGAAGCTCCCTAAATACCGCTAATATGAAGAAATTAAAGACAGCAGTAATCGCGGCACAGAAGCTCGTACCTCTTCACAAAAAGATTGCTACGGGCCTCGCCGCAAAGAAGACACCGGGCTCCGTTAAGAAGTAATAACCTAATAGAAACGACTATGGAACTAACATCAGCAGACGCAAAGAACATCCTTGTTCTCATTGCCCGCGCAAACATTACCGGACAGGAAGCAGAGACCGTAACAGCTATCCAGCACAAACTAGCAGACATGGTCCTTCCTGAAGACGCACCAGCAGTAGCTCCTGAAGAGCCTAAAGAGAAAGAATAATATGAAGGAATACGCATTTGCAGCTAACCCCTACAAGCTCCAGCGTGCTATTGCAGCCGTTGGACGGAACGAAGCTCTAGTAAAAGCAGAATACATCAAGCTTGGTGGCCTTCTCGTAGAGGGATACGGACCAGACGTAGTTGTTGAAGCTCCACACCCTACGACTCAGGAGCCTGAGATTGTAGAGGCAGACGAGCCAGCACCTATTGAGGAGCCAGTAGTAGAGGAAGCAGTAGAGGCAGTTTCTCCTGCGAAAAAGAAGGTAGCTAAGAAGAAGTAATGATAGCTCGATTCGCTTCATGGGCGTTACGACATGCAAAGCTCTCCCAAGAGGACCGCGTGCTCTTGACGAATCAGCTCTTATCAACAGTAGGAGGATTACCGCTACATGCTACGTTTACCGTAGATGAGGCAGGTAAACTCCTCATGCGTGGTGTTCCTTTAGAGTACGAACAGGCAGTAGTCTTGCGTGAGAGCGCGAACAACATCCTGCACTCAACAGCATGGAAAATGGTCCGAGAACAAGTGCTCTACGAAGCTATCTCGAAAGGGGTACACGAAGCACTCAACAACGACCAGGTTCTATTCTCAAAAGCAGCGATATGGTTCCAGCAACAGCAGGAGAATACGCTGAAAGTACTCGCACAGGACACCGGGAACGCTCTCCTAAGCAGCGATTAACAAATGCAACGTAAGCTAACCTAATTACGATGAACCCAGACAACGCAGAAGACACCGGAACTGCGCCGGAAACAATTATCCCAGAACCTTCACAGGAAACCCCCGAGAATCCTATAGACCAGGAACTCAACAGGGACAACAAGCAGCGCACTCCCGCAGAGAAGGCAGCCTTTACGCTCAAGAAGAATGCAGAAAGCGTAGCCGCTCTCGGACTCGACCCAGCAGAGGTACTTGGTTTGAACAAGCAAGCACCAACGCAGGAACCAGAAGGAGATATTGTGCCCGAATGGTTCAAGAAGTTTCAGCAGCAGGAGCAGTCTAAGACCGCAGAAGAGCTTGCAGACGCTATCGAAGACCCCAAGGAACGAGAATTAGTTAAGCTAAAGCTCGCAACAGTAATCACTTCCGGTTCAGCAGAGGAACGAGTACGAGTAGCACGAGGCTACGTCAATGCCGTAAAGTCCGGCCAGATTGCGGAAGAACTAGGACGTGCCGGCACAGCAAGGACATTTAGCTCAGGCGCAGGAGCACCCCCAGGCAACTCCCAAAAGGAACCTGAGTTCTCCCCCGAAGAGTTGTCCTACATGAAGCCACCATTCAATCTCTCGAAAGAACAGGTACTTGCCGCTCGACCTAAAGACTAGCTTTTCTTGTGAAGGGACTAATATCCCTCTCACATGGCACTATTGAATAGTTTTGCCCTCGTAACACAGATGGACGGCGCGTTCTCTAAGAACTGGGTCGTTGATTCTGGTGGCGTAGGCACAATCGCAGCAGGTACGCCTACCAAGGCTGCTGACGCGGCTGCCGCATCCCCATACCTCGGAACAGCAATTCCTATGGTTGATGGCGATGGCGACACCGCAGACCGTTTTACAGGCATCGCAAAGTCTACTTCATCCGACACTGCATCCGCAGATGGCGCAGTACAGATTTGGCTTCCTCTTGCCGGTATCATCTACCAGGGCAAGGCGAAGACCGCTTCCACCGCAGACACACAGGCAGAAATCGACGCACTCTCTGGAAAGCGTGTGGTCTTTGACCTTACCTCTACTACGTGGAGCATTGACGCAGCAGCAACAGACGCAGTAGCAAACTGTGTCGTCATTATTGGCGGTGATTACCGGAAGAACACTCTCCAGTTCGTGTACAGCACGAAGGGTACAGTGCTCGACTTCTGCATCAGCGCATAACCCTGAATCAACATGAACGGACTAAATAACAACTCGGCCCCGGACCTGATTCTCGTCAAGACCGCACTTGATAAGCTCCTCGATGAAGCGACTATTGAGCTTGCGGTAGTTGGTAAGGCTCGCGCCACCGACTCGATGATTTTCACTCAGGATTCCGCGACGAACGCAGCAGTTAACACCTCGGTTATCGGTGGTGGTGGCTACTTCCAGGTAACAACGGACGACGTTGCTCCTACCTACGAGGCTCCTGTTTCAGCAGCAGCTCTCAAGACTACGCTTATCGCGCAGTTCAAGAAGAACTTGCCTATCAGCCGTACCTTCATGGCGGACCAACAGCAGTCAGCAGTTGCGAAGTCGGTACGTCAGCAGGCTATGACGTGGGCAGCTTCCCAGGACCAGAACGCTTTCAGCGTGTACAGCCTCGGATTCACCACGCAGCTTACGATTGATGGTGTTGCGCTCTTCTCGAACTCACACATCAACCAGAACGGCGACACTGTAGACAACCTTGAGACTGGAGCACTTGCAGACGGCACACTCAACACGACTATCGTTAGCCTACGTGGACAGCTCTCACAGACTGGCGTTATCGCTGGTTACGAGCCAAAGTTCCTCCTTACTCCTTCCGCTCTTCACCAGACAGGTATGGCGGTTGCTAAGTCGGTACTTCGCGCAGGAACTGGAAACAACGACCTCAACTACTTCTCTGAGATGTACCCAGGCATGGTTGTAAAGTACAGCCCATTCCTCGATAGCTCCTCTACAACGGCCTACTTCGTTGGCTCTAGCACGAACGGTATCTACCGCTTCGAGCGCGAAGCCTTCTTCACAGACCTCGTAGACTGGCGCTACCAGGAGAATGACCAGTACATCTACAAGATGCGTGCTCGCGAAGCAGTAGATTCTATCGAATACTCTGGCCTCGTTGGCTCGACAGGTGCATAGTTATTAGTTAATCCAAACTACTATGGGAGTAACTAATTACGACTCACTAACACTTGGAGAAGACCTTATCGTTGGAGACGACGTTACAGTAACTGGCGACCTCGCGGTTACAGGAACAGCGACATTCAACGGCGCAGTCTCATTCCCAGGTGGTGCTACTCGCCCCGTAACCCTCAGTGCGCTCGTAGGAGCAACTGTGGTACTCACGGCAGCGAACTCAGGTGGCGTATTCATCAACCGTTCTACGTCAGGAAGCCCGTCATGGACACTTCCTACGGCAGCGGCTGGTCTGTACTACACCTTCACCGTCTCGAACGTAACAGCAGGATTCACCGTCACTGGTGGCACAATCTTCGCTCGTGCAAACCCGAACGGTGCATCCGTTACCGGAACCACGCTCACGAACACGCAGGGAACTGCTGTTATTGGCGACTCCGTAACACTCGTATGTGACGGTACATCTTGGAGAGCAATCTCCCAGATTGGTATCTTCGCAGCAAGCTAGTGTTTCTTCCCCGCCCCTCAGATAGTCGTTTCTCTGGGTGGCGGGATAAGGGACGCAAAGCCCTCTAACAATCCTCTATGGCACAGTACTCAACACTTACCGCAACTACCCCACAGGGCAAGTACACAAATCTATCCGCATCAGCACTTCTCGCTACTGGTCCTGGCGTACTTGTCGGTGTTGTTATCAACTCGCACAGCTCCGGCACACTCAAGTTCTGGGACAACACCAGCGCAGCAACAACCGTTATCTTCAATACCATTACACTCGCAGCAGGAGAGCGATACATTGACCTGTTCGGCGCGAAGTTCACCACAGGTTGCTACCTCACGATTGGCGGAACCGCAGACGTTACCGTTATAACCAACTAGTACTATGGCCCTTCATTCCGTTGGCGAATTGAAGGCTGGAGTTCAAGGACTCCTACAGAACATCACACTATCTAAGGTCATTAACCTTAATGGTGCTCTTGAGCGGGCAGCACGAACGGTTGTACAGCAGGCAGACGTACCGGAAGCAAGCGGTATGCAGGCTATTACGCTCTACGACGGCGTAGACTACTACCTCGCACCAGACATTCTGTTTGGCGGGGCCATAAACCTCATCCGTAGGCAGGGCGCAGCGTCTAGTCCCCTCGATTACAACTACAAAGTTCCCGTAGACACCTTCACACGTACCAAGCAGTTCCTCCCAAACGGCTACATGCTCGATGTGGAGTACAAGAACGGTACGGCAATGCTCGGTATTGCAAGCCCTATCCCAAAGCCACGTATCATCATTGACCCGATGAATAGTACGGATGGATGGGTAGCGGCAGGAAGCGCATCAAGCCTCGTAGAAGACGCTACGGTGTACTACCAGCAGCCAGCGAGCCTCAGAATGACCCTTACAGGCTCTTCTACCGGCACGCTCACAAAGACCCTAGACAACGCCCTAGACCTCACGGCATACGAAGGGGTAGGTGTGGTCTTCTTGGCTATCTACACGCCCTCAGCAGCCGATTTTACGTCAGCTACGGTACGTCTAGGCTCGGATGACAGCAACTACTTCGAGACAGGGGCAGAAACAGAAGGATTCCTTGGAGCATGGCAGGCAAATGATTGGACACTCATCGCGCTCGACCTATCAAGTGCTACTGAGACCGGAACAGTAGACATTGAGAACGTGGACTATGTGCAGGTTCGTCTCGCGCATACGGCAACAATCGTCAATTTCAGGGTGGGGTACCTTTGGACGAGCTTGCCGATGCCAAACGAGATTCTGTTCCAGTCCTCGGCTATCTTTAGGACTCCCGCAGGCACACAGACACAGACCATTAGCTCAGACGGAGACACAATCATCCTTAATGACGCTGCATACACGCTTCTTGAGTACGAAGCAGCCCTAAACGTGG